AGAACGTGCAACTCTAATTAAGTAAGAAAAATCTTGATAGAGTAAGCTGTCTTGTATTTTCATTGTGCTCTCAGACAATTTTCCATCTTCATTTATATAAACACCATCAGTATCTCTTACCGCACCCACTGTAACTGTAGCTGATGCTTGATTTATTTTTTTAATTGAGGCAGTTGCTGTAGAAGTATTACCGGTGATTGTAGAATTTTCTGTAAATGTTCCTGTTATATCTTTTAATACTAATAAACCAGTATTACTATTAAAACTTACAATTTTACCTGTTGCTGAAGTGCTACTAGTTACGGTTTCTTCTATTATAAACGTTCCTGTTTTATTTGTTAAAATTAAATTTTTATAAAAATTTAAAGTAGGTGGAGTAGGCGCATTATCATATTCAGCTCCAGGTTCTATCACCGCTAATTCTACAACTTTACCTATATTATCACTATAAGCTTTTAATGAACCATTTAATCCAGTTGTTGAAGAAATTGTAACAGTAGGAAGTCTTGTATAACTTTTGCCTAAATCATATAAAAATATATCTGTAATGTCTCCTAAATCTGTTCCTAATTCTTGAACCATTACACTGCCCTCATATGAATCTCCTAAACCTGTTGCATCTTCTAAAATAATACGGTCACCTGAATTATCTTCATTTGATATTCCTCCATTAACTATAGAAATAAATCCTGCTGCTCCAGCACCATTTGTGTTTGCATTATTAAAAATTAATTCATCACCAATAGAATAGTTTAATCCTGGATTATCAATTAATATTTCTGTAATATTGCCTGATTTTATAGTTTTAGTTTGAATTAAAGCCTCAAAGCCTCCACCAGTTACCGTAACGGGTAAATTCTCACTATATAATGCACCAGAGTTTGTAATTGTTAATGTTGTAGGTATACCTGTAATTTCAGATTTAATAATATTATCGTCATCATCAGTTTTAGTTCCTCTTATTTCTTCATTAGGCAAAAATGTTCCTGATATTGTATCATTATTTAAAGTACTCTCAGAAATTACATGGCCTCCTATAATAAATTTTTTAACATTTTCTATAGTTGCTTTTGCTTGTGAAGTTTGACCTGTTATTTCACGACCTAGTAAATCATTTAAATCTCCTGAAAAATCTATTGATCTTAAAATTTTATTTGTTGTAAATTTACCATCTGATATTCTTAACATTTGTTCACGTGGATATAATGTTTCTGATGTTTCATTAAATAATAATCTAAAAAAAACTTCGTGTCCTGCTCTTGTACCTTTTTGTTTATATAATGATTTTACATTTTTAATTAAATTTCTTTTATTTACATTAACATTTAAATTTTCAGGTAATGTAGTTAAAAATTCATTTCTAAATTGACTTAAAAAATTTGATATAACTTTATCAGGATCTCTAAAGTTTAATAACTCTTGTATATTATTTACTGGATTTGGTTTATAATTATTAATTACAGCACTTGCGTTTGAAGATAACCCTAAAATTGTTTCACCTTGAATAAACTTATCTTGTGCAACAATAATTAATCTATTATTTGTTAGATCTTCTGTTAATATTGTTGATGTTGATTTAGATGTTTGACCTTTAATTATTTCACCTTTTGTAAATTTACCAAAAGCTGAACTTTCTAAAATTAATTTATCGCCTTCATCTAATGGTGTTATATCTGAACCAATATTTGAACCATCTAATAATAAATTATTTTGTTGATTAGTTTCAGTTTCTAATTGAATACCATCAGTTGTTTCAATAGAAGTAACCGATAATTCGGCAGCCTCCATAAAAGTATAATAAGTTTCTAAAAATTTTAAAAATTTAGGATGATCGTCAAGTACAAAATCAGGTACTTGTGAACCTATGAGGTTTGAAAGTTTATCTTTAAATGTAGCCATAATAATTAATAGCTAGTGATAGTTGTATATCCTATTCCAGCGTCAGATGCTCCGTTCAAAAAACTATCGGCTTGCACTGTTACTAAAATATTTTCTATATCAATTTCTATAATTTGATCTCTTACAGGAACAATATCGTTTGAGTTTGGTTTTACTGTTAATTCTATAACTGTAGATAAAGCACCTCTTATATTTTCAATTGAGGTTATATTTAAAGATGTAAGAGTAATTTGTCCTGTTGTATAATCAATTGTTCCTTGATTATTATTTACGTATGATCTAATACCGCTTACTAATTTAAATCTTCTTACTTTACCTGCACCATCATCATCTAAAAAATAAATATTAGTAGTATCGCCACTTACTTTAAAACCAGATGATTCTAAAATACCACCTTGTGCAGCTGCATATCCTAAAAATGGATTAAATAATGAATTTCTAAAAAAAATATCATATCGTATAGATGAGTTCAATATGGGTGTAAAATTTTTTCTAATTTTAATTGATGTAATATTTGAAATAACACTTGTATCTGCGTTATCAATTAAACTTATCACTTTAGAATGTCTAAAAACACCGTCAAATCTTTGTAATACGTTTGTGTTGTAATCAGATATTGATTCAATGATATTTGATTTTATAGTATCTGATGATTTTGAAGTCAGTCTTGCATCATACTTGGCATTCGTAGTTATTAATATACTTGTAACTTCAGGATCTACAATTACTGGTCTTACTGAAGCAACATTGAAAGCTTTTAATGATGATACTATATTTTGTTTAGTAGAAGTTGTTAATGTAGAACCACTGGCCGCTTTGATTGCAATTTTAACTGTACCATAAACAGGAGTTTCATCATCTTCTCCGCCCCAAGCACTAACTGATAGAGCATTAGGATAAATTGATCTTACAATTGTTTCGTAATCAGAAGTTGTTACAGCACGATTTTGTGTAGCATATCCTAATGGTGCATTAAAACGAATTGACTCTTTAGACTCAGCTGCACTGCCACCTTGTGATATAGATTTAGTTGTAACAGTAATATCAGAAAATCCACCTATAGTTGTTGCTAAAGTAAATGTAGAAGCTCCGTTAGATTCATCTCTATTTGTAACAATATATTCTAAAATTATTATATTGCCTGTTGAAACAGCCGCACCTAAAACACCATCGCCAAAATAAACTTCAAATTTACCATCTTCTACTTCTTGTAAAAAATAAACTTTAGATGTATCTGTAACATTATTAAAACCGCCTGCTAAAGAGTAAATGTTTGTAGTTGTGTTTGTAGAACTTTCTTGTACTGATACTTTGAGTGTTGTTGTATCAGCATTTGCATTTTGAATTATGTATTTTTGGTCTGGATCTTCATTATCAACTGTATATCTAAATGTAACTAACGTGCCCTCGTAAATATCTATATCTGAAAAATTAAATATACCATTTATAGGAGTAATTGTATAATCTTGATTTGTTAAATATTGATAACCTACTCCTGAAACTGTAGTTGTAAATATTGTGCCTTTTGATAATGTTAAAGTTGAGCCTGTTGCATCATTTACTTCAATATCTATACTCGCTGCTGGCGATCTTACTGATGATGGTGTGTAGTTTAACATTTTAGCTAATGACACAATATTTTTTCGTATGTCAGCACTATCTAAGTACATTTCGTTTGCTAACATATTAGCATTGAAGCCTAGATAGTGTGTGTTGTATGCTAGCACATCTAAAAGTATAGAAAAGCCTGAACCTTCAAAATTATAATCTTGAAATTCTGTTTGACTTTGTAAAAATGTTTTTAAATTTGCTTTTATGCTATCAAAATCAAAATCTGATACTTCTAATTTATTACTTGCCATCTTATCTTAGTCTTTCTAAAAATGTTTGTACTGTAACCAATTCAGTAGAACCAATAACATAAAAGTAAATACTCAAATCATATGAATTTCTATCAATATCAGGTCTTGCTGACACTTGAACCAATTTAATTCTTGGTTCAAAATTTTGTAACACCTCGTGTACTTTTCTTTGCAGATTCAAAGCAGTTAATGGTGTCATTAATTCAAATAACATCGCTCTTATATTTGAACCTATTTCAGGATGAAAAGGTCTTTCAAAGTGTGATGTATTAATTAAATTTCTTACACTTCTTTTAACAGATTCAACATCTGTTAATTTATTAACATCATTTGTAACCGTATTACGACCAAAATCTAAATCTAAATCTCTATATTGTCTTGTGGCTCTTTTACTTTTGTTTAAAGAACCAGCATCGTAGTTTGGCATATGTATATTTATATTAATTTACTGAAACATTATCAGAACCACTAATAATATCGCCACAAGATGCTGAATCACCTGCTCTACACACTCCGATACCATTTACAAATACGTTTTCTGAGCCTTCTGTCATTGGTGGCGATGGACTATGTGGTGGCAATCCGTGTCCTGCAACTCTATCGCCAATTCTAACAACTCCGAAACTATTTACAAAAACATTTTCGCTTCCTTCAATTGCAACGCCGCCGGCAGCGTCTGTATCTTTACGTGCAACGCCTGGCATTATCTTCCTTGACCTCTATATTTCTTAAAACTTCTTCTTTTATGCTTATTCATCATACATTTGCTGTGAAATCCACGGCCAATGTTTGTTCTTTTAGGTTTGCTTGTTTTTTTTGAGGAATTTGTGTTTCCTGCAACTTTTCTTGCCATAATTTTTTGCCTTTTTTAGTTTTTTCGAATCACTATCATCAATCATAAATGATAAATCATCAATTTTGTCAAAATCAATCATATATTTACTATTTATAATGATTTTAGAGATTATATTTTTGCAATATTCATTTAAGTTATTGATTTTACTGCTTTATTTCTTTAAAACTATGGCGCTTTTCGCTTGTTTTGTTGATTTTTATATGTTATATTATATGTATATTAACAATTAATAATAATATGACAAAAAATGATATAAAAAGTTTACTAGTTGCTGCTGCTATCGTAGCATTTGGTTATATGTTAATGTACGGATTTTATTACTTCGCTGATTACATAGGAATATATGAAAGCCTTAGATACTAACTTAAAGTGGTTAGCGACGGCCGTTCTGGTTGTTGCAACTGCAATGACATCATTAAACATTTATCCTTTGGGACCAATATTGTATTTAATTGGTGGATTACTTTGGCTAGTGGTAAGTATAATGTGGAAAGAACCTGCATTAATTGTAACCAATCTTACTTTGGCATCTGTCAATGCGATTGGATTAATTTATAATTTATTAATAAAATAATGGAAAAACCAGTAATTAAAGACATCAATTCTACAGGAGCTTGGGGTAAACTTTATCTTGTAAAGTATAAAGGTTTTTCTAATGTAATGTTAAAAGAAGAAATTGCTGATTGGTGCGAAGAAGTTGACCAAATAAAAGAAGAATTAAAGTCTACCGAATCTTAGAACTATTTTCATTTATTATCCAAGGATAATAAAACG